CATATGAAACGAACCTATAATTTGCCAAATTATTTATGCCGTATATAGGTAGATCGGAACTAAAGTTTCCGTTAATTTCGGTTAAATGTAAAATATTATTGTTCCATCCAACAACTCTTGCTGAAGCGACACTTGTTTGGTATGAATATCCTTGATATACAATTTCACCAATTTGATAATCACCTGCGCCAGATGTTCTATCTAGTGTAAAAGAAACGACATCTTCTGGTGATATTTGATTATAGATGTTTGTAATTGAATGTGTGATAATTTTTGCTGGAGAAGATTTGCCAAAAATAAATCCTTTGACAGTAAATCTAAACGTCCATATAATCATTCTTGTTTCTTGGTTTCTGTCGCCTTCATAAACTATTTCGTGACTTGCATCTTTGAAAATTACAGGAACTTCTTTTATGGTTCCCATTTCGGGAATCATGTTAATTTTTACAGTATAATCTGGAGTAAAATATGGTAGTATATGTTCAACAACTTGTGTTGCATCTTCTATGTTCCTGACATACAAATATAAACTAAAGTCAAAATCATATGGAACAGGATTATATTGTCCAACAAAACCAGATGTTGTTTGTGCATAATTTTTTATATTTGTATTTTGTTTTCTGGATGAATCATAATTCATGCCTGTCATTTCAAAAGAAAACCTTGGTAAAGCAACTTGTACTTTTTTGTCCAAATTCAAATCATCTTCCAACCTCATAACATATCTTTCTTTTGATGCATATGCTATGGGTATTAAAAACCTTTCCAATTCTGTCAAATCGGAATTGTATCTAACTAATTGTATTTCGTTGAAAAGGTTGCCAAAAGCAACAACCAACTTTCGAATTGTGCGATTATATTGTGTTGCTGCCATTATAATGTTCCAAAAGGATTGGTTTCTGAAAAATCTATAATATTATTTGCTTGATTTTCAATATACATGTTATCATATGTTTCATTTCTGGTGCTATCTTTCAGAGCATTGAAGTTATCCAATATATAATTTGCACCACTTGTTGATCCAATTATTGTGTGTCCGTCAACAAATTCTCCCATTATATTTGTAACTGATAGTGTTCCTGTTCCATTTGCACCAAGTGTCCAGTTTTGAACAACAGCAGTGGTTACTGCATTTTCTATTGACGAATCTGGTGATTGATATACCATTTCTTTTTGTATGTAATTGTTTGCACCATCAACCACATTTAATTCAATTGTGTAACTGGATTGTGTTACTGCATCATCAATAACATCAATACCAGTATCGATAATTTCTTGTGAATATTTGAATTTCTCCAATTGCAACTCATAAAAATAAGGAATCTTACGACCTAATGTGAAAAAGTCTTTGTTTTGGTCAGTAAATTTAATTTCAAATAATTCGCCTGTTCCATATAAGAAAGGAACATAAATCAAATCACCCTCTCTTGGCCTATTGAAATGTTCTTGTGGTACTCTTTGAGAGAACGACCTTTTTGAAAGTATCACACTAACATTATTTTTGATTTCCAGACCAAATTTAGAAAAGAATTCTTTTTCACCACTATATTCCAGTGCTGAGGAAAGATACATTTCAACAGGAAAAGCTGATTTAAATTTCTTTACCGGATCTTCACCGTAGAGTATATCCCTATCTTCCTCATTGAAGATTGGCAAATAATATGCATCAAAACCCATGATTTTGATTGATTCAACAATCAAATCTTCAACTAGGTGTTGTTCTTTGCTTGCGTTTAGATTATTAAAATATACAGAGGTTGCCATTATTATCCTGTTTAGTTAAGGAAAAATTCTAGCACGCCGCCGTAATTGTTTTCCATTTCTTGTTCTAATCTTCGTATTTCTGTTTCAGCATCTTCATAAATTTTATCGCCATTTAACACAACTCCACCTGGCAACTGTATGCCACCAAACTTTTTCAAATTTGAACCCCATTGTTTTCTGACAAGTTCTGTGGCATATTCTTTTAACCAACGGTCATTATAAACTTGGCCATAAAAATCTGGATTTAATGAAGTGTAACACTCCATAACAACTGTTGTTCCTGCTGGTGCTTGTGATGTTCCCCAAGCCCAATCAATAAACAACCTTTGCATATGTCTTTGAAAACGAATTGGTATTTCACCAGTAAACATAATTTCCAGAGAACGCAAATGTTGTTGTGTTAATGTGTAATTGATATAAGATGCGGATGTGAAATCATACAATTCATTTAAACGCAACTGATATCTCAAATCAAACATGTTGATTGTTGCGGAAGAATCTTGAATTGGAAAAATCCTTGTAACACCAAGAACTGTTGTTGCATTATTGGATGAATCGGTAATTCCCGATAAATCCAAATATCTATTTTGATTATCTTCTTCTGTTAAATGGTGTATGTAATACACTTTTTGCATACCATCAAAATGATAGTCTTGCCAATATTGTATTGCATCATCAATTCTATCTTCCACCTGGTCATCATCAACATTAATGTCGATTACAGGAAAACCAAGTCGGCGCAAGCAATAATCTTTAAATTGTGTTCTTGTGTTTATTGTTGACATTATATCCCCCTATAGGGAGTATTTATTTTAAAATAAAAGTGTGTTTATCCTTGTAAATCACTAGTCGGTGGAGTGAAGTTTGCTGTATATCTAGCATATCCTTTAGTGATTCTTACATCATCTAGGTACCCATTCATTGAGCTATTGTTGTTTGTCACACCACCAATATACAATGCTTGTGCAGCTATGTTTGCATGTGAACCGGAATTAGTAAACGTGAATCCTGATACTATCGCACCGTTAATAAATGCTCTGTATGTTGTTCCCGAACGAGTAACTGCAATATGAGTCCATGTAGTAGCAGTCATTGCTCCTATTACTACTTCATTAGCAATATCCCATGCGCCACCGTTAGTGCTAGCATTGAATCTTAGTGAGCCACCGCTAGTCATATATATTAGATAGCTTGCATATGCGCTACTAGATTGCCATCCTTTATTAATCAAACTCATTTCTGCGTTAACTACGTTGAAGTATGCCCAGCATTCTATTGTGAAATCACTTGTGCCTAAATTAATATTTGGGTTATCTACTATTTTTAAACTATCTAATGTCCCGTCAAAACTTAGACTACTATTACCAAACTTCTTAACTGCGGTGCTTAACTGTGCATTACCCACAACATCACCATTTTGTGTAATAGCAAAGTTGTTTGTGCTGTTGTCTTTGAAGGTGTTGCTCTGGCAGGTGAGCAGACTGGTGTTGGCGATTGCTGTGAGAGGGGCGGTTGGAGGGGTGAAGTTAGCGGTGTAGAGTGCTGTATTATTAACAATACGAAGGTTGGACATATAGCCAGCATAATTACGGCCATAAAACTGATCGCTGCCAATATACGGCCCGCCAGCAATATTAGCAATAGTTCCTGCCCACGTTGCCGTTGCTCGGGAAATGCCATCCACATACAAAACCCATGAACTCCCGTTGCGAACTACGGCAATGTGGTGCCATGCGTTGTCTCGAACGCTTACGCCGGTGGTTTGCAGCAACGGGGAAGCAGTAGAAAAATTGGCAACATATAGACCAGCATCTCCAGCAGTTGAAGATGCTAGGTTTATCATTAACGTCCACATCCCAGATGCAAAAGTGGCCGTAGTGCGACTATAAAGCGTAGCGTATTGTGTGGAACTTGTGGTGTTGATCCACACTTCCCAAGTCAAATTGCTACTGCCCGGCTCCAATGCGTCATTGTCCGGCGCAACCAAATAATCCCCAGTACCATCAAAGTACCCACTACCACCAATCACGCTAGTGGAATACGCAGCAGATGCTCCAAATGGATTGAAGCGTTGAACTGCTATATCACCGTTTTTAGTGATGGTGAAGTTGTTGGCGCTGTTGTCGATGAGGCGGTTGCTTTGGCAAGTTAGCAAAGCTGTGCCAGTGATTGCTGTTAAAGGGGAAGTAGGAACTGTAATAGTTGATGCAGATATACTATACACTGCTGTAGTAGTGTATCTAAAATTGCTGAGATAACCTAATACATACCCATCACCGGTCCCACCCAACTTTGTGAAGCCACTCATACCAGTAGTGTATGCTGCGGCTGCTGCTAATGCAGTACCATTGGCATAAGCTCTAATAGAGCCACTAGATCTAATAACCGCAAAATGATTCCATTGGTTCAACGGTAGACTGGAAACTGAGCCCAAGTTAGTAGACGTTTGATTCTGCGGTGCTATTCTAAAGTTGCCATCGCTACCAAAAAAAATTGCCATTGCACCGCTGCTACCGTCCGTAATATCGAAAGCAGTATTCCAAGCGCTTCTTGTATTATATAACCAAAACTCAACTGTAAAATCTCCAGTCGATGGAGAAGTGACTGCACTAAATGTCAAATAATCCCCAGTACCATCAAAGTAATTACTCCAATTACTCCCATATGGACCAAACGAACCTTGCGTGGTATTGCCGTTGCGGGTTACTAAAAAGTTATTTGGTGAACTGTCAACAAAGACGGAATTGTTTGTAGGCCTGTTGTTTTGCAGAGTGAGCAGAGAGGTGTTGGTGATTGCTGTGAGAGGGGCAGTGGGTGGGGTGAAATTAGCGGTGTAAACTGCCGTACCGTTAACAATTCTAGCGTTACTAATATATCCCGTAAGTGGACTACCATCATCGGGACCAATACCTACTTTTATCGCTTTACCTGTCCCCGTAATAGCACCAGTATTAGTCGCTGTAGCAGAGTCTTGGACGCCGTTTACATATATTTTGAACGAACTACCATTACGTACAACTGCTACATGGTTCCATGTATTTGCAACTATCGTAGTAGATGTTCCAGTAATAGTAGTTTGTGCTGAAGTAACAAACGCAAACTCTGGTCTATCTGATGCAGTCTTACGTAGAAAGAATTGACCGCCAGTGGTCCAATTCTGTATCATTCCTACTTGCGTCCCCGATGTTGTTGGGTATACCCAGCACTCTATCGTAAAATCATTAGTGCTTAGAGTAAATGCGGTACTCCAAGCAACAGTTAAATAATCCCCAGTACCATCAAAGTACCCACTACCATAATTTGCAACGGTGTTAGGCGGGGTGAATGGTTGAAAATATGCTAAGGCAGCATATGCAGATGTTGTAGTTAGCGCAAAATTATTCACGCTTTTGTCTATAAATCTATTATCTTGCAGTGTTAACAGTTGACATGTGCCAGTAATAGACGAATATGAAGTTCCTCCGTTAGTCGTGTATGTATTATTTGTTAATGGTGCAATATCCGGAGTAAAGTTAGATGTATATAATTGTTGGCCGGATACAAATCTAAAGTTGCTCATGTAACCATTTAAACCGGACCAATCAGCACCATTTACATTATTTCTACCAATATTAAAAGCTGCTGTAGTACCTGTCCATTGTGTATATACCGTAGGTCCGGCGGACAATACACCATTAATCCAAATTCTACCGTTGGTGTTGCCTGTTTCTGTTGTCAGCGCAATATGGTACCATCTATTTAAAGTGATAGCACCGGAAGCAGTAGTTACCCCAGTGCCTGCGGTTGGACGGCCAAAAGATACTGCGCCGGTACTTAAATAGTTAATACGCATTACGGTACTATCACCGTTTGCCCCGGTATCAAAAAGTGCATTATTTGTGTTCCAAGAATTTACATAAAGCCAAAACTCTATTGTCCAATTACCTTGGTCTAGTCTAAGATTTGCACTTGTTGGAGTTGACACAAGTGTTGTTAAGTTGGCTGCAGGAACAGTTCCTAGCAAAGAGTAATACCCCTCTTGATAAGGATTAAACCTATCAGGTTTTGCATCACCGTTGATGGCAATGTTGAAGTTGTTGGTAGAGGCATCTGCGTTAAAGGGAAGAACCGCCGGATTACCATTACCATTTAATAATAAAGTTGTATATTTACTGTTTATATAATCGAACACCAATGAAAACGAACTAACTGTTGTGGTGATATTTGTTCCATCACTTACAGAAAATGTTAGACCAAATGTGCCTGCATAATCAGCATTTGTACTTGGAGTAATAGTAAAGACATTATTATTTTGTGATACCGTAGCAGTTGTACCACCACCATTTGTTAATGACCCACTTGTAACTTGATATCCCCAAGTCAATGGGAATCCTTCTGGATCACTAGATACCAATGTAATTACAAGAGGTGTTCCTTCATTATTTAATATATAATTGCTTTCTGATCCATAGATACTGGTTGGTGATAGGTTGATTGTCGCAATGTGTGACCAAGTAGAATTCACCCACACATATAGGAATTGTGTCGATTCAACTACAGCTAAAGATCCGATAATATTATTAGTCAACGGCAAATCATTAATAGTATTATATATCGCAACTCCAGTTGCGCCTGTTGTCCATTTGTTTGTATTTGCATCATATACTAATGCTTTTCCGTTTTGAGGATTTGCCGGTAAATTAACATCACTAACATCGGTTGAAAGATTTATTTTTGTTCTCATATTTTTTACAATTTAGGAAAATGAAACCACAAACCAGCCAGAGTTTATCCATACATAAAGTATTCCTGTGGATGATACTATAGCCATGGTGCCGGTTGAAACGCCACTTAATGGCAAATCACCTATATTGGAATAAACAAAAACTCCAGGAAATGCTGATATCCATTTGTTTGTTGATGCATTATATACTAAACTATGTCCGTCTGCAATTGGATTTGCCAGTGCAACATCTTCTACATCGTTAAGCAAACTTATTTTTGTTGTCATTTTTAATTTATTGGTTTTGTTTTTTTATTTATTTCATTTAAATTAACATGGCCATAAAGTTTTTGCTTTGTTGATCTTCTGCCGGTGGTGCA